GAATGTTGGTGGCTCTTCTAGAATGTCGTTGATGTCTTCCCATTCGAACTCGTCATTGACTTGTGTGTCAACGCCAAGACAAATGATACGTTCGGGTCGGGTTTCTTTGGCGACAGCAACGATCTCAGACCAGAATTGATGTAGTTCTGCGTCGGAGATTGAACCGCTGGTGTCAACACAGATGGCGATTGCGCCAGCAGATTCATTGAACATTGATGGTAAGTACTCGTCCTCGCTTATGTATGCGCGGTTTGGTTTACGCCATGAGTACTCATCACGGCTAGTGTTTGTAAAGAAAGGCCACAATACTGTACGCCAATCGACGACTGGTTCGAGTACGTCTCCGATTGCAGTTTCAAGGTGGCCAGGTAGTTTGCCCTGGGCTTTAGCCAACTCAGCAGCTTGAGAGACAGCCACTTGCCAATCGCTTTCCATACCAGCGTTTGAACTACCGTCTATAGTCTGTTGTCCGGCGTCTTGTACAAGACCCCAGACAGGCATTTCGACAACGTGACCGTCTTCGAACAGCTTGTTGTATATAGCTTCGGCGGTCATGTCTTTGAACTCGCCCTCAGTATCAACAATGCCGCCTTCAGGTAAAATGAAATCACACGCAAGTAAATGATCGTTGATAGCGTAGTCGCATGCAACGTTCCAAATACTTGGGTCGCGTTCCTGACGGCGCGTCATATGATTGAACACGCAGTGCAAAACTTCGTGAGCAATTAAGCCAACGAGTTGGTGAGGTGTAAGTTTATCGACAAACTTGGCGTTGTACATAAGACGGCTACCGTCAGTAGCAGCAGTACCTACTTCGTCAGTTTCGATAACTTTAAGGCGCAAAGCCAAAGTGCCGAAGAATGGTTGGTCCATCAGCAATTTGGCTCGTGCCTTGAGAAACTTGTTCTCAACAGACATATCAGTCTCCTAGTAATGAGTTAGTAAGAATGACTTGGTTAGCTGCGTTGGGGTCAAAGTTAGCGCGTTCACGTACAGCATCTGCATCGATTTTGCGGGTAACTTTTTTGTGAAGTTTTTGAATGGTGTCAGCACTCAATAACTTTTCTGCAGCTGGCCACACATCCAGAAGTTGTTTGACTGTGTTGCAACTTTTAATGACTTGTTGAATTGATTCACGAAAGTCAGATTGTTTTTTACTGTGATCTCTTGATTTCACATATGCTTCTGTTGCTTTTGTAGCAATTGCTACACGATCATCTGGATGCAGGTGAGTGTAGTGAACGTCAAAGTTCATCCAGCTATCAACGCACGGCACGACGATTGGTGTATCAAACTCAATCTTCATATTGAACTCAGTAAACTCTTGAGTTGTAGAGCGACCATCATCGTCGTACCCAACAACAGTTTGCCAATGTGATGATGGCGGAGCTTCTGTTCTTGGAATGTCTTCCAAAAAGATTTCTGAGACTTCTGAGCTATCTGCAAATGGTTTGAGATAACCAGTCAGCCGTGTGTTGCTGCCATCAACTAGTTCTTTGACAACTGGATCGTCAGCAATTTCTTTGATCTTAGCAATTGCAGGCATACGTAAAACTGCCTGACGAACCAAAGCTTGCAGCTCAGGATTCTTTTCTGGTGACGGGTTTGTGTTGTTCCATGCTTTCATGGCTGCGATTTCAATATCGGAAGCCATTGTTTGTGTCATACGTACAGTAGCCATAATAAATATCCTTTCTTAGATAAGTACGTTTGCGTTGTCTTGCGTCCATTGTTGGAACGCATCGGTTTGCATCAGCTCACGGTCCTTCGCGAGTGAGTCACGAACAAGCACTACCTGATATTCGGCAGGCATGCGCTTGGCATACTTCATGATTTCTTTGAAGTTGTTGGTGTCAGCGCGCGATGCGAGAGCACCAGATACTGCATACAGTACAGACGGATCATCCGGGACCTGTGTGTATGTAGGGTTCTGAACGATTTGATCGAGGTCAGGCATTTTGTCTACTGACTTTTTAAATGCAATGAACTCGCCAGCAGGTCCGTCACCAATCAGCGACGCTGTGCCATAGAACTCTTCGTCAGTGTTACCGCCCATGAATGGTAGTTTGCGGTTGACCATTTCCCATGCGCGCGGCGTAGGGAATGCATTTTCACGTGCATCGAGGTTGTGCAGTTGCGTTGGGCGGTAACGCAAGAACGAAACAATAGTAGGACTGATATTGTTCTGCATAGCCCAAGCAACCCAGTCATCAATGTTGGCTTCGATTTCGTAGTGGGCGAAGCGGTTCTTAACTGGTGTTGGCATCTCATGCACAGCTGCGCGATCGATACTGCGGTTGCCTGCAGCGATGATTGCTGTGCCGGCCGGGAGTGTGTATGTACCAATCTTTTTGTCGAGTACCAGTTGCAGCAAAGCGTTTTGTGTAGCTTTGGGTGCGTTGGGTAACTCGTCGACAAGCAGCACGACGTTGCCTCCGTAGTTACTATCGGGGTAGTCTTCAGGAACACCGTACCTAGTACGGTATGTACCATCTTCTTGCTCAACAACTTTGAGGCCACCACGTACATCGACGGGGTCAAACAAGTTGGCACGCAGCTCAAATAGTTTTGCGTTGAGATCGTTGGCAATTTGATAGGCGATCTGAGACTTACCGATACCTGGTGGGCCCCAGACCATAGTGGGTATGTTCGCACGTGCGTTGGCACGCAGCTCATTGGTTAGTAGTGATGGTCGAATTGAACGCATAATGTACTCCTTACTTAGTAGCGTTGATGATGGTTATTGGTTTGAACTCATGTCGGTCATGTTCTTTCTTGAAGTGTGACCAGTTATCAAAACCGAGACGATGCGCAGTTTTGATTTTTCTTCCGTTTGATGTGTCAGCATCCCACAAATTTTTGTTGTAAAACTTGTGCTCAATATTTGTGAGGCGTGTGTTAGCAACCCATGCACAAGCAAAGAGACCTGACATGGGACATGTCGATAGCCGTCCTAATAAATATTCTGCTTGTTTATTGAGGTCGTTGCTTGTTGGAAACCAGTGACACATACCTTCCTGGTAAGTAGTCAGTATGTAATCACCGTAGATATATTGTTTGAAGTAGTATCCGTAGCTGTCTTCATCGTTGTGAAAAACAAACTCGGGTTCATCCATTAAGAATGGTAGATTTATGTCATGATCGTTTTTCGCAGCGATGCCTATTTGCATAGGATCGCTTAGCATTTTGGTCATAGTTTTCCTCCTTGAAAACGTATTTGTTATGGCAGTAAGTGCAAGCGCCTTCAGTTAGACGATGTCTACGTCCGCAGAAATCACACTCACCAGTTGGTCTAGGGTCTTCGTCCACCACGACCTTTCCTCCCACGATAAAAGTCAACAGTGGGTTTGAAGTTGCGGCAGTGATAAGCAGCTGGTCGGGGGAACCAAATGTGCAAGTCGTTAGCAGAGCCAGCGTTTATGTAACGTTGACATACATTCGACCGCGGACATGATCCGTCATTGCACAATACTTTTATTTTACCCCAGAGGCCCATCGTTCCCGTTGCTCCTTAACCATGTGATGACTTTGCATTTGTTGAGCAATACGTTTGTACGCTCTGTTGAAACTGTCAAGACCTCGCATTGAAGTAAACATCTCTTCAGTTACATACTGGTTGATGTCATCCAATGCCTCCATCAAAGCTTCGCACTCCTTGTAGGACAGAGTGAACTGAACTTGATTGATGAGAGTGATAGCGCTTTCACATGCAGAACATTTGGATGACATCGTGACCACCTATTGTGTTCGGAAGATGCGGATGAACTTTACTTGGTTCTCCGTCATCGTCCGTTGTACAAGCGTGTAACCAGAAGGCAGGTGACCGCTCTTCTTTAACCGATTGTACGCGTGGATTACTTTGGATACTTCTCTTTGGCTATCAAAACGAATCGAGTCACCAACTTCCATATCATGTAGATACGAATGCGCTTTGGTTCCGCCTTCGTATCCAGCAAAGTTACCCCGTTCTGTATCAGGCACGGGGATACCTTTCTCGATTTTCACCATAACAAAGTCCTTTCATTTGGTGATGTTAGTCTTGTTAATATAACATGACATTTGAAAGGTGAGCGGTGTCACCCTTCTTTTTTTCCATACATGCGACGCCACAGCCAGTCGTTGAAGCGTGTAACTGCATGGGAAAACTTGATCATTAGTTTGCTGTTCCAAAACCAGTGGTTGTAACGTTTGGTCATAGCGCAGCCAACTGTGTATCAAGTTGCTCGACTAGTTTTTCTAGCTCTTCTTCTTGTGCCTCCAGATCATGGAGTGCATCTTCGTTTGCATAACCTTTGATGCGGTGTTGTCCTACTTCACTGTCGTAGTAAGTACCGCATGTATCGATTATGTCAGTGATTTGGTTACGTACTTCTTCCAGATCTTCCTCTGCTTGTACGAGCTTTTGTCCGAGCTCTTCTTCTTTTGCAGCAGCGAGACCTTCGATGTACGAGTCATAAGATGTGTCTGATACTTCAGTCATTGTCATCCTCCTGATGTGTATAAACTAAAATCTGTTGTTTACCGTCTATCGTTACATTAGTGATGCTAATATTCCAAAGATTTGGGTCAAGTTTTTTCGTCATTCGTTGTTTGTATAAATCAGCTGTTTCGTTGTCGTTAAATAATCGTCCGTGAAATTCTTTCAATCGTTTGAGTTTATTCGGTATCGCCATCGTCTTTATCCTTTACTATAGGCATGCACACTGCGATGTAGCCCTCGTCGTTGCCGTCATTGATTGCGGTCGCTTTGGTCATGCATGTACGAAATGATAAGTATGGTTCGGCTATGTCGGTGCGCATGTAACCTGGCGTGCCGGGCACATTCACCATGTACAACAAGAAATAAACAATTTTCATTACCACCAACATGTGTACACGACGGTACTACCTGGCCTGTCGAATGCTTCTTTAGCTTTTTCTACAAAATCTAAATCGTATTCAATGTAGTCGGCACACTGTTCTTCCTGGAACTGATGCCCCCAAAAGAAACCACCCTCACATTCATAGTCGGGATAGCCTTCTTTGATTTGTTCTTCGAGAAGTTTGATGTCGTCCAAGGTGAGCGGTAGCTCTTGGCAGTTAAAAGTTTCTGTATTGCCTTTGCTGGACCACAGTTGTTCCATGAACTCTTGCAAGCGGGAATGCTTACGCCATTCATAACTATACTGGCGTAAGTTCCATGATTTGATTCGTATGTGTGCGTATTGGTCTAATCCCATTACAACCTCCTAAATAAATATCTAGCAAATACTCCCAACACGGGGGTCTTCCAGTGGCTGTTACACCAGTCTTCAATATGCGCGCGCAGTTGCCACTGCCATCCCCACGAGTACGGGTCGTAGACTCTGACCTCAAGTTTGTAGAGGCTGACATCGTTTTCGATGTCATAGTCAGATGTCTGTGGTCTAATAGATCGCGAGACAAACACGTCGTGTTTGATATCGGATAGTTTTTTGTAGTGTTTGTGGTTACGGATTTGAAAAAAGAAGTCGTCGTTAAACTCGGCCATAGCCATTTCATACAACTGCTTGTCGGTATAAGTCCCGGATCCGCCGACGTAGTATGTATGCGTTCCATTCATTGGTCTCTTGTTCATTTGTCATCCTCATCTAGTTCTACTGCTGTACCCCAGTGTCGGGTGATTTCAATCGTTACTTCATAAGTTGCACTGCAGTTGGTGCACGCCCATGTTTCCCACTCAACTCCATCACTTTCGATGAATCCCATTTCGTGGTTACATTTGGGGCACTGTTCGTCTTTAATTATTTTTACTGCGTCTTTCATATGGAACTCAGTCATTTAATTCTTCCTTCCAGTTATCAAAATGCGCATCCAGATTGGCTATCCATGAGGGATGCATCCATTCATCTGGTTCGTCGTACCCAACAGTAATGTTATTTGGTATCTGACTGACGCCGCTTTTGCAAAGCACATCGAGTATGAGATAGTTGTGGCAGCCCCAGCTGTCGCATTGAGTTACAATATTAAATGTCTTTTCCATGTATTCAGCGACAATATCTGTACCGTTCCAACCGTCACCGTCTTGAAATCCAAACTTGGAGAACGCTTCTCTCCAGTTCCACTTAATAATTATTTTTGCCATTACTCTTCCTCCGGTTTGTATTGTTTGATGTCAGTTGATTCAATAATTTGAGCTGTTTTAAAACCGCCGTGTTCTTCATTTATTTTTCGTAGTTTTTTTGTATAGTTTATTAAAATTCTGTGGCTGCCTTTGGGGGTTCTTAATTCATGTATGTGTGTATCAGTAATCATGAATATTCTCCGTTGTGAAAAATACATTGGGTTTTCATTTGGGATATTGATTACAAAATATCCTTTCCAATTTTTTGCAATCATGTAATAAAACATGTCGTCATCAGAGAGTTCGCTTGACATCACGAGGGCAGTAAATTTTGTCGGATCAGTCAGCTGATCTTCATATGTATCCATTAGTCGTTTTTGTGTAATCGCATTATCCATGACTGAATCCTTTCGTTTGATGTCTGTGGTCTATGGCACACGCAGCAGCCAGGTCGGTGGGGAAAAGGAGATAAGAAAAACCCAGTGCACGACCGGCGCTACGTGCCCATAAAAAAACCCCTTCAGCCCGAAGACCGAAGGGGTTATGTAGACTGGCAGTATCATCGGACTGCGAACCATCTTTGTTTCAGCTGACCCATCTACTGAGGTCAGCCTACACTCTTTTCTTATTTATACACGGTTTGGTCGAGTCGTTCCGTGTATTGGCAAGATTTCTCTTCTTGAACCAATTAGCATACAAGCTTGAATGCTTGCTTGGCTTTTGCCGCATCGAGACGAGCAGCGTCTTCGTTGCGGTAATTCTTGTCATTGTTGTTAGCTGTTTTGACCAGCTTTTTGGTAATGACAGATTTCATAGCCCAGTCAACATACTGTGGTGAACCACCCCAGCCAGCTTGTGACCAAACTTCTGTGTGAAGTCTGACCCAGACACTGGCGTTGACTGATGCTTGTGTGAGTGCAGTGCCACGATTGAGAACCCAATCCTGATTGGGATCGTCTTCGGGACGCAGATTATCTACCGCTTGGTCATTGAGGTAGCGACGATACGCGCGCTCAGCCAATTGGTTAGATGCACCGTTACCCACACCGATAACAAGGTTGTATGTATGTGGGTTACCAAGCTCAATCATCTTGCCGTAGCAATCAGACAGCAGCTCATAAGCTTCTTGAGCTGCGCTGTCTTTCTCACCCATGGCGTGCATACCTTGAATAAACTCAGGCTGCATGCCCTCGTTGTGACAAGCAACAACACCATCGATAAACGATTGTTTTGGGATGAGATGAGCTTTGCCGTCAGCCCAACGATTACCGTAGTAATCTGTAGAACTGACTTGATAGTCTTCCAGTATCCACTGGGGATACATTTGACGTTCTTGTTGTTCGTTTAATGCCCGACGCTCTGCCCCTTCGGGGTCAGCGTATGAGTCATCGTTGAACATGTCTTGAGTTGTTTCCTTGGCAGGAAGCAGCTCTTCACGTTCGCCCTCCAACAGAGGGTCGAAGTGGTTTGTTTTCGCTAAATCTTTCATGATAAAATCCTTTCTGTTAGCGAGTGATTAGTTTTGTTTTAAGATTAGAAATGAATTGAACGTCTTCCCATAACGGCGCTTCGTCCCCTTCATTCCATAACCCATCGGCTTGACGGATTGGTTTGATGTTGTGCTCAACGAGTAATTCGTTGAGCCATTCAATGTCATCCATGATTACCTCCTTGGTATATTAGTGACATCAGTATTGTCAGGCGCACAACTCGTTAGAGTTGGGCGTTATGCTGTGGATTTACTTTATCCACTCGTAATATCCATGACTGATACATTCACTTAATGATGCATTCGGGTTTTCTTCACGATGCTTTCGCGCCCACATCATTACTTCTTTTATAAGGCCATAGCTTTTTGCATGGCGTAACATTTCTAAGCTTGTTGGAATTTCAAACATTTCATATTCCTTTCTATATAATTCCAAAGCCAACCATGAGTAACAGCAACAAGCTGATGCCCAACAAACCATCATAATATTTCAACATATCAATGCTCCTTTTCTGTTTGATACAACTCAGTTGTCAGATGGCTAATGCTGTTAGGCATTAGCCTTAAGACTGTGGTCTGTAGAAATGTGTCCCACTGTGTCCCGCTGTGTCACACCAGTTTTTTGTAAAATGTTACACACTAAGTAGTTGATAAACTTAAGATAAAAGCAATGTGTCACATGTGTACCGTTACTTTGGTGCTTGTTCAGGGTTAGAAAAAAATAAATGCGTATATGTTTTTTCAAACTAAACCGTCACGAGGTGTTACATCTGTTACACAAAGCCTGTTGTCTGTTGTTTACCGTTTGTTGTCAGTAGCTTAAGTGTGTCCCACTTTGTGTCCCGTTGTGTCACATTTATGGTGTTTTGCCGTTACACGGGCGTCGTCGGACGACAGACCACAGATATTGGACATAAATTTACAGTCTACGGCTGTAGAACTGGTGACTGTGGACTACAGACTGGCGTCTGATGCCCACGTACGTGCACACAATGCCCCCAGGCCACATGGCGGACAAAAAAAAGAGACGGCCGAAGGCCGGCCGCCTCATCTCTGGGAGAAAAAAGACGCCAGGCTTACGCTTGGCGTCTTTTGGGTTATTGAGACTCATGTTCCTGAATTTTGGCCATGAGCTTCTGGGCTTTCTCGCGTTCAAGGCGATCAGCTTCAGATTTGATTTCCGTAACTGTGTTCTTGGCAACGGCGGTAGTGACCGAAGCCACTACCTTGGTTGCGTTATAGCCACGGGCTAACAACGTTGAAAGTTTCATTCTGAACCTCCGTTAGGTTTGCGAGGGAAGAGAAAGATTGTTTCGGGCTCACCGCCCTTGACAATCGGTTGGAAGTTAAGGTTGACGCGGATACCGTTTTTGGTCTCCATCGCCATACCGATGTCTTTCCAACTGGTTTTGACTTCGCCTTGTTTATCCGTGTATTCACGGGCAACAGTTACATTGAAAGTAGTCATAACAATCTCCTTTGTTTGTGTTAATGACACGACAACTGCCAGACGGCGGAGGCGTTAGCCTCAGCCATCCGGCAGAGTGGTTAAAGTGGGAGCTCAAGTTGTTCTGGCTCTTTGTCTTGGCGACGAAGATACGCAGGCTCATCTTGGATACGCTTCCATTGATTCCAGATGAACTCATCAGGATGTGTATCATCAGGGACATTCTCATCGACTGCATGGCTGGGATACTCCATCATCAGTTTGATTTTGTAGAACATGTAGCCAGCGCCGAGGAAACACGCACCGCCGAACAAGAGGATAAAGGACAGTGCGATGAAGAACGGATCGTGTCCTGAGTGGAACAATGTTGTGATTGCAACGACCAGGTGTGCGATACCGAAAGCATAGAAGAAATATGTCATGTCTAACTCCTTTGTTTGTGAATGACACGACAACTGTCAGCAGACAAAAGCTTTAGCTTTTGGCTTATGGGACCCATGAGACGGAATATAAAACAAGGTTCCATAGCGCGATCGGGGTTACGGGGACGCCTGTGGGCCAGCAGGGGATGTGGAAGCTCAGCGTTTCTGATGTAAAAAACGAAAAAAAATTTTCTAAAAAATTTTTTCCTAGACATTTTACACGACGTATGCAGACGTACTATCGATGAGCGGGAAGAACACGAAAGTTTGCATTGCCTGCGGCGAACGGAAACCGCTTGCCGAGTTTTCACCTATTGCTAAAAAACAAGCGTCAAGAGACGGTACGGGCCGTAATAACCGTTGCGGTGTATGTATTACAAACGCACGTATGTTTCGTCAGTCCCGATCCGTGGAGATATTTTTACGTGACATGTTTACGAAAGCAAAAAGCGGACGGTCAGGTAAATTTGAATGGACTATCGATATCGAAGATATATTAGACTTATGGGAAGTACAGGACGGACGGTGCGCGTTAAGTGGTGTATATATGACACACCACGCTGACCGCGGTGAACGCAAAGACATGAACTGTTCAATCGACCGTATTCGGTCTACTGAAGGGTATGTAAAAGACAACGTCCAACTAGTCTGTCAGCGCGTAAACACAATAAAGAACGATTTAGACGAAGCGTCGTTATATTGGTGGGTGAAACACATCCACGATTTTTCTTGCGATTAGATATTAGCAAGACTAATAATGGTGGTACTATGCAGAGTAATGTTGTTGCGTTTGACGGTTTAGATGATGCCATCTTGGGGACTTGTTCCCGTGGGCATGATGCGGAGGTTGTTGCATACGACTTTCACAAAGTTGTCGAGCTGTTTAGTGAAATGGGCTGGACGATGGATGAAGTGGATACGTGGATCCATGAAATGACAGAAAGCATCCCAGAAGAATATTTTCCAATTTTTGTGTACCTAGATGACTCAGTTAAAACAGACATCCAAGTTGGCCGAGGGGGAATCCACTGATATCGACCCCCATGTCGAGTTTCAGTCTCATCTCCCTTATATGGGCGTCAACCTAAACGAACTTACGACTCAGCAAGAGACGTACGTACTATCGCGCGCCGGTGGTATGACCGTTGCAGCTGCAGGACGTGCAGCCGGTTACCAGGACCGCGCAGCGTATGAAGTTGAGAAACGCGACGCCGTACAAAAAGCCATTCAATACTTCCGTGAGCAGAACCGCCGCGAAGTACAGTTCGATCTCGTCGATGCACATAACATGTACTTAAGTGCATACCGGGCCTCAGCGAACGCAACAGAGATGAAGAACACCACCGACTCATTGGTAAAGTTGCACGGTATTGCTAAAGAAGAAACCAAACCGTTGGTCAACATACAGATCAATGGGTCCAAACAGCTTGAACGTATGACCGACGAAGAACTATTAGAGCTGGCTGGTAAAACGATAGACCACTTAGAACCGAAAGCTGATTAGCCATGTCTCGTCTTGCTCATTTAAAAACTTTAGCTAACCAAGCAAAAATCGGGACAGCCGAAAGAATAGTTGGCCCCACGTTCGCCCCCTTGTTAGCCAGGTTTTGGGGGGCTGATACAGGAACAATGACAGAAGATACATTTAATCAGGCTGGCAGAGACGCAATAAAGAGTGCGGCAGAAGACACAATACTACAGGATAAAGACGCAATTCGTTACGATCAGTACGGCGCAAAACTAGTAGAGAGTAAGTACCGTGCTAACGAAGCCGGTGTGCAGCTGCCTTATGTAGAAGAAATCGGTAAGATGCTAAAGACATTGACCCCCGAAAAGGCGGCGGCTTATTCGATTGGCTCAACCTCAGCGTCCAATATTTTTGTTGATGACGACAACAACCTGATACTTAAAGACCGGATCGACTACCCAGAGCTGAATAAAACAAAAGGGTTTAAACGAGACGATTCTATATTTATGAAGATACACAGCTTGTTCGAACCCGACGGGGTGTTCGCTGTATCAGACCAGAACACAAGAGACGTTCGTTTAAATCTTGGCCCCGCAAGTGAAAGCGTAGCTCGGAAACTTCGTGATAAAGGGCAAGTAGATAACATACCACAGCCAAAACCCCGGCCACGCCGTATTGGTGATCCACCTCTACCGCGTCCAGATTACGAACCCGCTCCTATGATCAGCGAAAGATTGCTAGGGACTTTATGACCGAAGTACAGACAATAGACTGTAGACGTTGTCATAAGTCTCAACCCGAAACACTGTATTCTGGTGACGACGGTCTGTGCGCCTATTGTGTAGCTGACATGCAGGACAAGATGCCTGATCCGAGTCAGCCCACCGCACAAGAAGCCGAACAACAGGCCACAGCCGAAGAACTTGCGAAGCAAGAACTCGCGCAAAGGTTCTTAACCCGAAGACGCCTTCTACCGTTTATTGAACGTAACAACCCAGACTATATGGCTGGTTGGGTGCATAAAGACATATGCCGTCGTTTAGAACAGTTCTCAGAGGATGTAGTAAATAAGAAAAGCCCTAGACTTATTTTGCAGATGCCGCCTCGCTTGGGTAAATCGACTATCGCCAGTGCTGGCTTTCCGGCTTGGCACATTGGTCGTAACCCCAGCCACGAGTTTATCAGCTGCTCATATTCGGGAGCACTAGCCATGACCTTTTCTCGAAAAGTAAGGTCGATGCTCCGCGAGACCAGTTACAAGACTACATTCAAGACACGCCTGGACCCTGACTCGCAGTCTGCGGAAGCATGGCTTACGACCGCGGGCGGCGGGTATGTAGCTGCTGGTGTGGGCGGTGGTATTACTGGTAAAGGTGCGCACGTACTTGTGATCGATGATCCGGTAAAGAACCGCGAAGACGCTGAGTCACAAAACAATAGAGAAAGTACTTGGGACTGGTACACCTCGACTGCATACACCCGACTCGCGCCTGGCGGCGGTATTCTTGTGATTATGACCCGTTGGCACGATGACGATCTTGTCGGCCGGTTGCTGAAGAACATGGAGGAAGGCGGAGACCAGTGGGAGGTGGTGAAGTATCCCGCTATCGCTGAAGAGGATGAAGAGTTCCGACAGCGTGGCGAAGCACTTCACCCAGAGCGCTACGACACGGATGCATTAGAGCGCATCCAAAAAGCTGTCGGCCCGCGCGACTGGTCCGCTCTCTATCAACAAAATCCTGTTGCCGATGACGGTGATTACTTCACCCGCGACATGATTCAGTACTACGAACGCGACGATATTGATCTCGATCGCATGCGGTTTTACGCGGCATGGGACTTGGCTATCGGTAAGCGCGATCGAAATGACTACTCAGTTGGTATGGTCGTCGGCGTGGATGAGATGGATAACCTGTTTGTAGTTGATGTTGATAGAGGTCGCTATGACGGTTTTGAGCTTGTCGAACGCATCTTAGACATGTATGAATTATGGAGGCCTTCTATTATTGGAATAGAAAAAGGCCATATAGAGATGGCGCTTGGCCCGTTCCTAGAAAAACGGACGCGCGAGCGAGGTCTCCATGAAGCCTACTTCAAGGATCTGAAGGTAGGTCGTCGCGATAAGGAAGCCCGAGCCAGGGCGATTCAAGGTCGTATGCAGCAGGGATATGTGTTCCTGCCGCGTAACGAAATTTTCACAGGACCGTTGGTCGCTGAATTATTGCGATTCCCCAACGGTGTTCATGATGACCAAGTTGATGCACTGGCGTGGATTGGTCTCATGATGACGGAGTTCAGTTCGTTCAGCGAGCGGGTGATAGAACCACCAAGCTGGCGGGACAAGCTGAAGTTCATTGGTAAGCCGGTGCGTAACAAGTCAGCGATGAGTGCATAACATGGCAAAAGATCCCACTTCTAAAAAACCCAGTTTAGACCCAGGTGAAGAAGACAAGCTCGCCCATGAACAATGGGACCGGTACACACGGGCCCGAGATAACGGTCATATAGATTATGTAGATCTGGCAAAGAAGTGTGACGCGTACTATCAGGGTGAACAGTGGGATGCTGAAGATGTCGCCAATCTTGATGCAGAAGGCCGTCCTGCCCTGACGATCAACACTGTTTTGCCGACTGTAAATACAGTGCTTGGCGAGCAGTCGAACCGTCGTGCAGATATTAAGTTTAAACCTCGTCGCGGAGGCTCGGAAGAGGTTGCGCATACACTGACAAAGTTGTACATGCAGATTGCAGACAACAACAAACTTGACTGGGTTGAACAACAGGTTTTTGCCGACGGACTTATTATGGACGGCCGTGGCTACTTTGATGTTCGTATGGACTTCTCCGATCACGTGGAAGGCGAAGTACGTATCAAAGCCCTCGATCCTCTTGATGTTGTTATTGACCCCGACGCTAAAGACTACGATCCAAAAACTTGGAACGAAATCTTCTATACCCGCTGGATGACACTCGATGACATCGAAGAAATGTACGGACAAGAACAAGCAGACCGCCTTCGCTTCATTGCGGAAAACGGTAACTCGTTCGGCCGCGACTCAGTGGAATATTCTGAAACGCGGTATGGTGACACCGACGACGTGGATGATCTTTTGGGGCCCTCTTATGGTAGTGAAGATGAGTATCGTACTGTCAAAGCCCTACGTGTTATTGAGCGGCAGCATCGTAAAGTCGCTCGTGTCCAGTGTTATGTAGACCCAGAAACTGGCGATCAACGCGAAGTGCCAGAAGCATGGTCAGACCGCAAAGCTAAGAAGTTTGCTAAAGACTACGGCCTTAATATTTATACGAAGACTAAAAAGAAAGTTCGCTGGACTGTTACGTGCGACAAGGTTGTGCTGCACGACGATTTTTCACCCTACGCAGATTTTACCATTGTCCCGTTCTTCGCTTATTTCCGGCGCGGACGCCCGTTCGGTATGGTGCGCAACCTCCTCTCACCGCAAGAACAGCTGAACAAAATCGCCTCTCAAGAGCTGCATATTGTAAACACCACCGCGAATAGTGGTTGGGTCGTTGAGTCTGGATCACTGACGAATATGCAGGCGGAAGATTTGGAAGAACACGGGGCAGAGACCGGTCTGGTTCTTGAGTATAATCGTGGGTCTTCTCCACCCGCGAAGATACAACCCAATCAGATCCCGACCGGTCTCGATCGTATTAGTCAGAAAGCTGCTGCAAACATCAAAGCTATCAGCGGTATTAATGACTCAATGCTCGGTACTGATGGTGCTGAGGTTTCTGGTATCGCAATTCAAGCGAAACAGAACCGCGGTGTAATTATGATCCAAGTTCCGCTGGACAACCTGCGGAAAACCCGTCAGTACCTTGCCGAGAAAATTCTTAATCTAATCCAAGTATTTTACAGCGAGGAAAGAGTTGTTAGGATTACTAATACAGACGATCCGATGGAGCCTCGTGAAGAGATTATCATTAATGAATCGACTCCTGAAGGAACTATCATCAACGATTTGACTGTCGGTGAATACGACGTAGTGATCGGCACAATGCCAGCGCGCGATTCGTTTGATGAAGTACAGTTTGCAGAGGCTCTGAGTCTTCGTAGCGCGGGCGTTGCAATCCCAGATGACGCTATTGTTCAGTACTCGCACCTCGCGCAAAAAGCAGAACTTGCTTCGCGTCTACGGCAAGACCCGTCTGAAGAACAGATGCAGCTTATGCAGATGCAGCAACAGCTGGCTATGCAAGAAGCTCAGCTACAAGTTGCTAAACTTGAGGCAGAGGTTATGAAGATTTCAGCAGACGCCCAGCTAAGCCAAGCAAAAGCCGTTGGCACATCTCAAATTGATCCGCAGCTGAAGATTGCAGAGCTGCAAGCAGAGCTTGAGATGGCGCAAAACAACCTCGAACTACGTAGAGAGTTGGCGGGCATGACTAAAGAAACACGTGAATCACAAGCTAGAACCCAGGCAGCGGCTAAGTTGGCCACCACTGCTATGAATACAACCGCTAAGAACGGCCAAACTACTCAGAATTAGGAGTACATGATGAGTGAACAACCCGAACAACAGGAAAACCCAGAAGAAAAAGGTCTATCTTTTGATGTAATGCCGGGCGCAGATCCGCTGGAAGCCCCTGAAAACATCAGTTTGGCCTTCGATGAGCCCGAACCGGAGCCAGAAAATGCTGGACAAACAGAAGGCGAAGAGCCTGAAGCAGAGACTGCTGTGGAAGAAGAGGCTTCTGGAGATGAGGAGACGACGGAAGAAGTCGATGGAGAAGATGTTGAAGATGACGACGAGCCGGATTCTGCAGAACCAGAAGAAATCGTAGAAGAAGAACCAGAAGAAGAGGAAGAAGAACTGCCTCTCGCGGCCGAAGCCGAGGAAAAATCGCCAAAAAGCCCAATGGTTCCAAAATCTCGCCTTGATGAAGTGTTAGCTAAACAAAAGGCGCTACAAAAACAGGTCGACGACATGAAGGCTGCGGCTGAAAAACCTGCAGAAGCGCCGGAAGAGTACGATTTTGACGCAAAAGAGATCGAATATCAGCAGTTGGTACTAGACGGTGAGGCAGAAAAAGCCGTCGCCCTGCGAAAAGAGATCAGAAACGCAGAAAAAACTCAGATTGAGTGGGAGATGGAGCAAAAGATGGGCCAAACAGTCCAACAAAGCGCTCAAGCTACCGCTCTACAACAGGCAGCGGCCGAGATGGAGGCAGCGTTCCCCGTTTTCGACCATAACTCAGACCAATTTAACGAGGAATATACAAATGAAGTGGTTGAACTACGTGACGCATTCATTATTAAAGGTTACGACCCAGTTGACGCTTTGGGCAAAGCAGTTAATTACGTGGTTAAAGATCGTGGACTCGACGGTGAGACACCTGATGAGTCAGCTCTTGCAGCTCCGCAACAAAAAGTAGAGCAGACTGCAAAGAAAAAGGCGACAGTCGCCAAAAAATTGAAAGCAGCTGAATCACAGCCGCCGGAACTTGAAGGTGAAGGCTCATCATCACGTGGTGAGAACGTCGTCGACATTACTTCTATGTCAGAGGATGAATTTAACGCACTGCCGGAGGCGACACTTCGGCGTTTGCGGGGTGACATCGTTTGATGAACTTCTCGTCGCATGTGATAGGTATGGCGTTAGCTTTACTTGTCTGCGCTTTACTTATTGCTTGCGGCGATATATTAGTTTGACTAATATAAAAGCACTTCGCTTGGTTGAGCGACATCAACCCGTGGCCGATCACGTTAAAAATCGTCCTCGCCCGCCGGGGCGTTAAAAGCGTCGAGGTCGTAACTCGTTAAACATACGCCACACGTTCCCCACGACACGGGGTATACGGATTAGCCTCTCCAAAAGTTGGCTGTCGGTGGTTGGGATGAACTCAATCATTATGTGAAACACATCTTTTATTGGAGCTTAAAATGGCTACTACTAACTATAGCACGCTGTCAGGTGATCAGCTGCAGGTGTGGTCACGCGACTTCTGGCGTGTGGCCCGCAACATGTCGTTCATCAACCAGTTCGCAGGAACTGGCCAGAACGCAATGGTTCAGCGAGTAACTGAACT